CCCAAGTCGCAATGGTCCAAACTTTGAGAGCAACGAAGGATTGAGTGACAGAGGACGCTAATTGTGCAAGCGCGTCATGTGCCACTTTGGCATATTCTGTCCACGTTTCGAAGAGGTACGCTCGGCGTTCCTTCAGTCTTTGTTCTACTGAAGGAATGTCGAGATACTCTAAGATTCGTGACCAGAGATCTCTATCGACTTCGGGGCGAAGCAAATAGGTTTCTTCGGATGTTGCGGTTTCGAACTCAGTGACGAGCTCGCCGAAGATGATTTTTGGAGAGGATTTGGAGCCTCCGCCACCTTGTTTAAGAGGTTTGGCAGAGACTTTGTTCTTGCGTTGGGGACATTGCCAGTCCCAGTGAAGGTGATCACAATATTTGCAAGGGCGAGATGGGATTTTCTTCTTATCTTCGGGAACGAAAGGTGCGGCGTGTGTTTGGAGGGGCATGGCTGCGCCAACGTTCCTGGAGTAAATGAGAGCTTCTTGTGATTGTTTATTGAGAGTGGAAGCGAGGTCTTTGATGTCGACCTGAGGAACGAGGGCTGGGATGACTGAGAGGGATTCGAGGTTTTCGAACGCGTACTCGACGGCTAAGGATACAAATTCGGACGCGGTGATATCGCGAACGTAGTTTCCAAAGCCATCGTGAAGGCGTAGGACCCAATACTTGACGTAATTGGGATCGCTGGGTTTCAGACCAGCATATTTCAGGTCATTGTGCATTTCGATAAGCATCTTTCGACGCCTATAAAAGGCCATAGGATCAGTGATGTTGAGGTTGTTAGGGAGCAATGCGCCGTTTCGTGTAGTGAACAGAAACTTTGCACGACAAAAGTGGTTAGCTTTGTCGGCGACGGCTGACATGTGTAGTTGATAGGGAGCGGAATTTACGATCTGTATGATTTCCATCGTTTGTTGAAAACGACGTTCAGGATCGAGGGACTGCAGAGTGTCGTCTGCCGTCCAATACGGTTGTTCATTTTCACCGTCAAAGTAGTCGTTTTCGATCTTGCGATCGTAGACGAGACCAGTTGTGAAATTGTCTGGAATGCCTGGATATTTTCGAGCGACCAGGGCTGCGTGGATTGAAGGGAGCATATGTGCTACGAAGGTGCTTTTGCCGGTTGAGGGATGGCCGCACAGTTCCGTGTAAACGGTGACTGGACGGCTTGAGCCGGTTGAGCGTGCATCGTAGCAGTATATTTTCCA